AGCGCCAGAACCATAAGCGCCAGATGTAATAGTAGCAGATGCATTTGTATAATTATTACCATTATTAATCATGACAACATCAACAATAGGATAAGAAGATGATGAAGTATTAACTACAGAATAAGCAATTGCACCATTACCATCACCAACAAAATTAACAGTAGGCGAAACAACATATTCTGTTGTTCCTGAAGGTGTATAATTATAAGAAATAACTGTAGCATTTCCAGATGGTGTTCCGTTGCCATAATAAGCAAGAACATTTTCACCAGAAATGAATGTTCCAAGTGTATTTGCTAATGTAATATTAGGATAAGAAATGATATTTTCAATTTGTGCTTGTAGACCAGAATCTTGTCCTACTAAATAATATCCAGAAGAAATAGAACCATTAATATTTGATAGAACTAATGCTGTAGAATTAACAAAAGAAACTGTAGCATTAGAATTTTGTGAAATGTTATTAACATCTACTTCTTCTACTGTTTCTCCCATAATAAATTTAATAGAAGCAGAAGAAAGATTACCATATTGAACTAACATAGAATTTAAGTTAGTTTGAGTAATAATACCATTTGAAATTGTAGGTGTAAGTGATGTAGGAGTTGCAGCAAAAGAAACAAGATAATGAACGTTAGCAACTAAATTAGAACTAAAATTAGTATCTACTGTTGCAACAGATGAATTTGTAATTGCTGTAATTCTTCTAACATTATTATTAGAATTTGAACCAACCTGAATGAAATTATTAACAGAATAATTCAAAAGATTTGCAGTTGTTGCAGTTAATGCATTAGAACCAGATGAAATTGTTACATAACCAGTTTGTATAGTTCCAGCATGAACTGTATCAATAATAGGAAGATTAAGAGAAAAATTATTAGAAGAAATTTGATTGACTGCAATAACAGAACTATTTGAAGTTCCTATATATCCAGCAGCGCCAGTATCAGATTGTACAATCAAATCACCACGATTAAAATATCCAGCTTCATAAAGGAATGAAATATTTTCAACAGATTGAACAACGCTTTGTCCAACAAGAAAACTTCCTTGAACAGAACCAAGATAAAGATTAACAAACGTATTAAAAGCTGGCGTAACAGTAACAGCTTTAGTTCCACCATTATATGCTGTAATCAATCGAATTTGATCTGCACCAGCACCAGCTTTTAGATAAATTGAACAACCATTATAAAAATTATTTGTGGAAGCAGCATTTGATGCTAATTGAACAGAATTTTGGTTAATAAAATTAGAAACAAAACCTTCATTATATCCTTGATAATTACTTCCACCACCTTTAACTCTAACAATATCAATTGTACCGGGAACAGCATTATTAGAAACATAAGTATTTGGAACAACCGGAATATAAGTATTTGAAGTAAAAGTAGTATTTGCTAATGTTGGAATGGTAAACATATATTTCCAAGTATAACCATCAGAAGTTTGAAATGTTCCTTTTGTTGGTGTAGCTTGTGGTTGTATTGTAGAACCAGCATTATAATTATTGTCAATAACTTTATAGATAGAATAATTTTGATTGACTATATAGAAATTTTCATTATAGAGATTAGAATCATTAGGATCATAATTATAATAAATTGAATTATTTACCCAAGGAACATTAGGAATTAAAAATGCTATATTAGAATTTGCAATTAACTTTCCACCAACAATATCATGATAAATGTTGAGAGAAGTTACAGAATTGTTATTATTTGCTGGATCAGGAGTTGGTTCATTTGTCCAAGGAGTTGTTCTTCCAAAAAATAAATAAAACGCAGAATTAGGCGACAAAATATCATTGAAGAAATTTTGTAGATTGATAATGCTATTCTTAATGCTTAAAATTGATGACAAATTAGTTCCTTATGGTTTTTTATTATTTATTGGTTTGTTTTAAGCTGTAGTTGCTACTGAAGTAGATATGATTTGATTGTTTGTTTGTATTGTATCAATGAAAGAATAGCGACCAAAAAGCACAGAACCGACCGGATGGACGAGTTCATTGACAAATGATTGATATTGTGATAACAAAAGTGGTGCAACAATTTCATAAGAATATGCTTGATAATAATATGAATCTTGTAGAAAGATAGCATCCGACAAGAATGATTTGTTGGATGACCAATAACCAGATGACATTCCAGTACCATCTACAACTGCAGTTCCTGATGCAATATAAGGATTATTTGAAGAAATAGTTAACGGTTCATTAGGAATAAAACCAAATCCTGAATCTGTAATTTGTAGAGCAGTAACAATACCATTTGAATTGTTGGCAACAGCAACAACATTTGCATCACCGCCCCAATAACCACCAGTACCATCAGGAATTAATAGAGAATAAACAAGAGGTTCTGTAATTGTTACGTTAGGACTATATGCATAATTATCACCGGGATCTTCGCTATTAATAGAAGCAATAGTTCCAATTGTAATAGTTTCATAAGTTAAAGTATTATAAATTTCTGTATCAAGATTAGTTATAACACCACCGGGAAATGTCCAGTTTGTATCTCTTTGATCTTGATTAATAAAAGCATGTGCTCCAGAGGTTTGACCATATAAAATTGATGTTGGTAAAAAATAACCATTTCCAGCATCTACAGATACTAAAGTAGAATTTGCAAATGTTACTGTAGCATTAGCATTATAGACAACTTTAGGTAATATAGAATTAATATAAATTGTATCACCAGATGTTCCACCAATAAGAATAATACCGGGAACCAAATTTGCATTATTTAAAGCAGTTTCTGGACCAGTTAAGTTGACAAAGTTTGGATTATCTATTTCAATAATTTGTAGATTTGCTATTCCAAGAGAAGTATTTGATAAAATTTCATTATTTGTTAAAGCAGAACCAGAAATATAAGCAAAATCAAGACCTATTCCATTTGCGGTTGCATTGACAACTTCAGCAACTTGAAATACTCCAGAAGTATTAGAAATATGAAGATTTGATCCTGCAGCAGAAGAATCTAATTGTGTTGAAATATATGTAGCAATTTCATCAATATTAACAAGTAATATTTCTTGATCTATTATACTTCCAATTTTAAATGTTGCACCAGTTCCATTACCACCAGAAACAACTATTTGTGCATTAGTCGAAAATCCAAAACCACCATTAATTAAATTAAAGGTAACTTTACCATTTTGTATTGTTGTACCTACAACTCTTGCAATAGCACCAGAACCAGTTCCAGAAATATTAACTTCATCACCGGGATTAAACAAAATACCACCATTTTCAATAGAAACAGCAGATAATGAACCAACACAAAAAGGCGAATTATTGATATTTAAACCCGGTATAGCAGTACAAAAAATATGTTCACCATATGGAAAATTACCAACAACATTTGAAAGATAAAGAACGTTAATAACTTTATTGTTGATGTTAATTATATTATAACTTTCAACTAAAGCAGTTGATCCAGATGGTGAAGAATAAATCTTGTTACCAACTAATTGATTTAAATAGATAGAATCGGTTACTTCTATATAGTTTGGAACAATCCATTGATTGTCAGATGGTTTGAATAAAAATTCACCGGGCAAATAAATACGAATATCAACATTAAAAAGAAGTCGAAAAAGAAGTTCATATCCTCTTTTTGAACCTTTAGCTTTATATAAATCGACAATATGTTTGATTAATAATCTTTGATCTGCTTCTAAAGTATTAGGAATACCAAGAAGATATTCATCCTTAAAATATTGTACAAATTGAGCAGGAGTTTGATCTATGTCTCTGAAATTGTAAAGATTTCTTGCGTTCCAAACAACACCATTTGTTTGTTCCATCCATTCATAGTAAGCTTGAACAAATGTAATATATAAAGCACCATCATTTTCATAGAAAGATGGTAGTTGTCCCGTTATAAATTGTGAAATTTGTTGATCAATCATTATTTCACCTTTACATTAAAAAGAGTGAAATGTTTACCAGATTCGTGTTTATAATTTGGATCAATAGATTTAGCAAATTTATGATATAGTTTAGTTCTTGTTGGTTCTGAAGCTTTTGAGTCAA